TACACAGGGACTACACAAAGTACACAGGGACTACACAAAGTACACAGGGACTACACAAAGTACACAAGGACTACATGACGTACACGAAGTACATAAAGCTGGGCAGGGGTATACTCTAGATGTCTACCCGATGCGTCTCTGTCCGCTCACCGCCCCGTTTGACACCCCGCACGTGACGCATCTTGGCACCACCTGTCATCCACTCGACAAAGTCTTCCATTTCCTCATCGAACCTGGCGTCCACCACAGCTTTTGCAGCTTGATCTACGTCTTGTGCCATGGATCTCTGGTAGGTCGCCACGGCTCCTGCCAGGGCATCCAGTCTGTCGTCATGTTTAAGACTGCCACGGTCTCTCGTGACGTGTGTCAGCTGGTACAGCAGTGAGTACATATGGTTATCAGCTTTGGCCTCACGTCTCGCCAGGGTCTCATCGATCACCAGTCTGTGTTGTGTCATCACCGGCTCTAGAGTGTCTATGATCCGTAGTTCCTTTTGGCCCTTGGCCCACTCAGATTCCACCACAGTGCAACCGCCTTTCCAGATGTCACTGAGTATCGGCTGGAACGCAGCGATCCACATGCCTTGACCATAGTTTGGTTCGACCTCGATGGTGTTCACGTCGAACCTTTTGGCATCGAGTGCTATTCGCGTCATGGCCTCTGTCGGATCACCAGGGAACCCACCGACATGCAGCACGTACAGCAAGCCATTCAGTGCAGCGACGATGGCCCATGCCGTCTCGTCAGCCCCTCGACCTGATGGGTCAACGAAGAGAACTTTCGACTCGTACTGTTCCCACTCTTTGTCCACGAACAGTGGTCGCAGAAAGTGGTCTCCTGAGAACCCAATGTTAGGTATGTCTTTCACCAGGTTCTCTTTGTCGTTCTCACGGCCCCATTGGACCTGGAGCGGAGCTTTGAGTGGGCTTAAAGCCATCACCAGAAGGTCATGTTGTTTGAGCGGATAACGCTCGGCATCTGACAGACTTGTGTCCAGCATGTATTGCAGAGCGAAAGCACTACGACCTTTGGACTCGATAGCTGTCAGTTCGTCGTCACCGAAGCGTGTGTCTGTTGATTGACCATACGAGATCTCTTCGTTGTCGAACTGATCTCTCAGGTAGTGTGCGAGGATGTTAGTCTCTTCACCGCTGTTGACGTAGGTCAGCTTGTAGTTACCTAGTTTGTCAGCAGTCGGATACCTGACGGGTATCGTAAAGCACTTGAAGTCCATCTCTTTGACCAGCACGTTGTAGACGGACTCTTCGGTCTGCGGAGTACCAAGGAATATGATGTCACCCTTGCCGTGTTCAGTCTTCGTGATAGGCACAAAGTCATTCTGAACGATGCGGATGATCCTTTGCCTGGCGTCTTCAGTCAGTGAGTTACGCTCGACCTCAATGTCGTCAGCAATCAACAGGGTCGCACGGCTACCCGTGATCTGACCTGTGATACCTCTGGCTGCAACTGAGTATGACTGAGACAAGGAGCCACCAGCTACGTCGAACTGGTCAGCCATGTCACGTCGTGTAGCACCGGACTCCCGTGGACCTTCCAGCATCCACTGGACCAGCTCCATGCTTTCCAGAATACCCTTCGTCTGCGCCACGAACTCCTTGGACTTACTGCCGGTCGCACTGACGACCATGATCTTTTCGTCTCTGGGGTTCCGCATGAGCCGCCAGATGGCGTAGACGCTGGTGATGTAAGACTTACCTAACGACCGGAAGCATCTGATGATGTCTTCTCGTGGTAGGTGATCCCCGCGTGGACCCTGGTCACTGCTCGGTTCTGTCGAGTCAATCCCATGCTGTAAGCGGTGGGCAATCTCGTATTGCGCCCTTGTGGGCGAGGGCAGGCCAAGATGGCTCCACGCGAGAAACAGGAAGTTTCGAAAGTCCTCAAAGGCCGGATGAACCTCTTCCGGCATTGTCTCAAGCCAGTGTGGCTTACCGTCTAACTGAAGCGGCTGAAGCACGATTAGCTAATGCTGACGGTCTTCAGGAACGGCATGTTTGCTCTGTAGTCCTTCAAAGTGTCGCTGATGCGTTGAGCAGTCGGCAGGTCTTCGAGCTGCTCCGCAGGTGGGAACTGTTTCAGAAAGTTGACCATCGCTGAGACCATTGCGGGTGACAGCTCGTCTTCTTCAGCAACGATGGTCAGCAGCCGAGAACCGAGAGCATCGCGCAGCTGTTCTGAAGGTGTGGTCATTAGTACCCCTTCTTCTTGGTCATTTTCTTTCCGGTTTTCTTTGCCTCAGTCGCGGCCTGCTTCTTACCGGCCTTGGTGTAGGCGAACGTTTTCTTTCCGACTTTAGGCATTGAGGTCTCCTCTGGTTATGCAAAGAACATGAGCAACACACGTCGATCACCGTCGCTGGGATCGACTGCATGTTCTACGTCACTGCTGAAAAGCAGCATGTCTAAGTAGTGAACGAACTGATCATCTCGTGTGCGAAAGCATCCACCGAGAAACGTTGATGGATCTGATAACAACACAGAGGCGCTGTAGGTACACCACTGCATGTGGTCACGATTACCAGTGTCTGTGTGCCACCCGTGGCCGTTGGATTTCTGCTCGACGACACAATACGCCGGGTACGCTGTAACGACAGGCGCATGGTTCCTTACGAGTTCTACGAGCGGAGCTATAAGAGGCTCGGTGAACTCACGCGGTCCAACGGTTTGCGATAGTTCAGCTGCTTGAGCTGGGCTGATCACTCTCTGAAGGTGTGTCAGCATTTAATGGACACTGTCCGTAGGCCTGGAACATACAGTCCTCTGTGAATGAAAGACCGCACTTCGGGCATTTGGGATCAACCGGTTTACCAAAGCGAACTGGGTTACTTGTTGTCGCCATCGCGCCACGTCTTGATGCCTTTTTCTGCACCCCGGCTGACGATGTAACCACCGATGCCGATTTGCAATAAGGACCACATGTCTGGCGGTATATCCAAAGCGACAGCTGGTAAACCAAAGACATTCAACCAAGGCACCATGATGTAGTTGTTCACCACGATGGTCACGAAAGACATCATGGTCACTGGTCGCCAGTTGCGTTGAAGCCAGCTTTCGCCTTTGGCTTCGGCTACGACGACGTCGGCTGCTGCCTTCTCGATGCTTGCAGAGTGTTGCAACATCTGGGCTTGGAGTTCTGCCTTGACCTTGTCTTTCTCCACGGTGTCAGGCAACACGCGGTCAAGCACGTTACCAACGACGGGCAGCAGACTACTGATGAGACCTATCATGTTGGTGTATCCCTCGTGATTACAAACTCACCAGTGGTGCAATTAGCTATCCATGCTTTGAACTCGCCAGAACGTCGTCCGGCTTCCATCGCTGCTTGAAAAGACCTGACTTCGGGACACTCGACGACTGGTATTGCACTCGATGTGTACTGACCGTCCGCGTTCAAAAGAACGATGACCAGCAACAGTTGTTTAATGACTTCCATTAGTCCGCCTTTCTAACGTCGGAAACAGGGATGTGTTTAGAATTATGAATGTGAACCAGGTGATCCATTTCTTTACGCAGCTGCTCGCACTCCCGTATGAGGCGGGCCATCGACATATGGTCTCGTCGTAAGTTTTCTGGCGACGACATCTCAGACAACACTTTGGTTCGCTGTTGTTGGATCTCAGCAGTCGTGTCTAACGAATCCAGCCGTCGGTCCATGCCGCGCAACCGCTTTTCCAGGTCTTTCAAAGTTTCGGTCGCAGTTGCGAGCTTAACGCGGACAATCGCTGCGGCTGCTGCTACGCTACAAAGCGTCCCGCCAAGCGAGATCAGCATCCGGGCATCTAGTTCCATAATCAGCCAATCGTTCCGGCGACAGTACCGCTGTTGTTAACCGTGACGGTTCTTCCGTTTTTACGGACTGCGAACCCAGCGGCTCCACCGGCCCCACCAGCGCCAATTGCTGTCACGAGGCAGTTAAGTGAACCACCAGCGTAAGTGCCATTGGCACCAGCGGTGCCTGCTTGTCCAAATGAAGACGTACCGTTTGCGCCGTTTAATCCGGTATAATGCGGTACAACGCAGGTATCACCGGACTCGGAAGAGACCAACGTTGCGAGAACCCCTGCGGACCCGCCAGCACCACCACCGCCACCGCCTGATCTGAGGTTTGCACCTGATGCAACGTTAATGACATAGGTTCCTATGCCACCGGTCGCAGTCTCAAAGTAAATAGCGTCGCCACCAGGACTACCCGCAGCACCTGTCGATTGCCCTACGGCTCCAGTGAACCCGTCGATACTGCCTTCAATGTTAATTGTGAGGTGACTGTTGGCATGAAGCGCGCCTGTGCGCAGTGCATATGTACTACTGCCGCTGACCGTCACGCCCGATGCGATGGTTACGACTATTGGAGTGTCGTCGATTGAAGCGTTATAACCTGCCGCCTGAGCAAGCGTGAGGATGTTTGTCTCTGCGGTGTTCGTTAAGATCGAAATGTTAATTGTTGAAGTCGCGCCGCCTTGGACGACAGGCATTAGCATTATTGAAGCGCCTTAATTGTCAGCAGACTGAAATTGTTTGCCCTCGTGATGTAACAAAAGAAATCATCACCGTTGGTAGTCGTGAGAACGCCCTCGGTTCTTGTGAACCCGCTAGTTGTCACTGCGCCCGCGCTTGCGTTGTTCGTGATCTGAATGATCATCGTGCAATCGCTCGCAGGCGGTGCCAAAGTAAACGCTCCGCCGTTCACGATGCGCTGAATGTTTCCGCTTGCTGGCGCTGGTGTGTACGTTCCAGAAGCCTTTGTTCCAGCGTTGTGTGTTGTAACGTCGAAGCCAGCGGTCAGCGTATCTGCGGTATCGGCTTTGAGGATATCCGCATCAGCGGCTTCAACACCGGATGCTAGATCAAACGCGACTTTCGTTAGCGCCATTATGCAGCCTCACCTGCTGTGATAGCATCAGTGATCGGCGTCATGTCCTCTGTGGTCCAGAAGTCCCAACCAACTACGATCTGAAGGTGTCCTACGTTTCTTTCTAAGATTGTTTCGTCGTCTGAGTAGTCATCAGGTGACGCTATGACAGCGTGAATTAGATTTACTGAGTCCATTGCTGCGGAATAATGATGAGCAATTTTTTCAGGTGTTACTTCGTCTGACATATCAATTCACCTTCGGTGTTGAGGTTTTAGCTGCTGCGATAGCGTCAGCCCAAGTGGTTGTCCCGTTTATTGCGTCCTTGTACTGCATGTCCATTTGATCACCTATAGATGGATACGCTGCAATTCTTCGCTCCAGCCAATCTGCTTGCTGTGCAAAATCAGTTTCCATGTCCATATAGATGACATTACGAACGTCTGAGTTAAACTTCTCTCGACTGAACGTGACGGTCTTTTCTGATTCATTGAACGTCAGAACTTCTGTGCAGAAATAGGTTTCTTCGTCTGCTGTTAGTGAATCGAAGTCTTGTTGGAAACTAACGGACGCTTCTGTTGGAATGTCTTTGGCATTGTCAACATAACCCCAGTTGCCGTCTACTTTAAATGCGTGGATGGTTTTCATTATGTTGCACCCCAAATGCTATAGCCAAGCCAGGCTCCTGTCGTTAATAGATACCAGCTTGAGCTTCCAGACGTTGTTCTTCCTATCCATTGATTCCATTTAAGGGCTGAGGGACTGCCGCCACCGCTTCTTTGTTGTAGGCGAATGCCTACGTTAGTCTGGTCCATTCCCCAGAACTCAGCCTCGTACAGATGGTCAAAGTCGGCGGCTACATTCGGCCCCCAGTAGAGACTTGATGTAGCTGGCGAGTATGTGCCGTCATAAGAAGTGTATTCACCAGCAGTTACTGACAAACCTTGCCGTAAAAATGACCCATGCTCTGTGTTAACTCCAGTGTTTGACGAACCGCTCGTTGATAGATTAAAAGCGCTCAGTGCTGCGGAATTTGTTGCAGAATCGTTAATCGCCCACATTTTAACGTGCTTGTATCCGCTAATATCGATGTAAGCGCCGCTTGCTTTCGATGTGCCTGACTCAATGACTGTCCAAGAGGAACCGCCGCCACCACCACCAGCAGCTTCCCAACCAGCTTCGCCATTAGCGTCAACGGTAAGAACGTAATTGTCGGTAGCAGTAGAATCTTTAATAATGAAGTTAAGACCCGGTACTCTAAACTTAGTAATATTCGTATCGCCTAAAGTAATTTCGTTAGAAACTGTAGCAGAAGAAGCATCAGCATCGAAACCAATTACAGTATTGTTTTGCCCGGTTGTAATATTGTCACCTGCTCTACCCCCTAAACCTGTGTTGTTACTGCCGGTGGTATTTGATATTAAAGTGCCATAACCAACAGCACTTAAGTAAGTGGAATTAACATTTGCACCTGCGGCAAAGGCTCCAACAGCAACATTTTGAGCACCATAAAGATTTTGTTCTAAAGTCCCATGGCCTACTGCTACGTTGTTATTTGCAGTAGTAAGGCTTTTAAGGCTTTCTTTTCCAACCGCTACATTATTAGTTCCTGACGTGCTAGCTTTTAGTGCGTCTTTTCCTACGGCAACTACGTTCGGTGTTCCAGTTATTGCAGCGAGAGCGCCTGACCCTAGGCCAACTGAGTTTGTTGTTGTAACACCATCACTTAGATCGTTAATTTCTGAAGCACCACCACTAGCCGCAGCCCACGTTAGTCCACCAGTATTTCCTGACTGGGCTGTTAATACATACCCATTGGTTGGACTGTTGCTGACTTTGAGGTTAGCTTCGTCGATGATATTGTCGGCTACTACTGTAGCACCGTCTGCTGAAGAGGTTACCTCACCGCTGTGGTTTGGATGGGTGTAGTTAATCGTTCCAGCAGCGTCTACGCCTAAAGAAGTTCTAGCTGTAGCTCCTGACTCGGCAACCCACGTAGAGCCATTACCTACTATGATGTTACCGTCAGTTTTGGCTAGTGAACCTAAAGCTGTCAGATCGGCATCGTAGGCTTGGACGTTTGAACCAATGGCTACGCCTAAGTTAGTTCTGGCTGTACCTGCGTTAGCTACGTCAGATAGGTTGTTAGACGCTAAAAGATCACCTGAGCCTGAGCCTGCTGGCCCTTGCGCACCAGTAGCACCAGTGACAATGCCTAAAGTTAAAGCCCCTGTTCCTGCGTTGTATGACGCTGTAGGAGAACCGCCCGCTGCTACAGCAGAGGCTGTGACTGACGTAACGCTCTGGCCCGCTGCTCCTGTAGCGCCTGTGTCACCTCTTGGAATCGTGAAGTTAAAAGTCGCTGCTGACGAAGAACCAGCGTTGCTTACAGAAGCAGAAGAACCTGCCGCGCCAGTTGTTACAGAACCCGCAGCAATCGTTGCCGCTTGGCCTTGAATGCCCTGACTGCCGGTAGCACCGGTTGGTAGGCCAAGTGCAAGCGCGCCTGTTCCACTATTGTAACTGCTTGTTGGAGCACCACCGGCTGCAACTGCGGATGTTGTTACGCTGGTAACGCTCTGTCCCGCAGCACCCGTCGGTCCCTGGGGTCCAGCGACCGTTGAAGCTGGTCCTTGTGGGCCTTGTGGCCCAGCGACGGTTGAAGCAGGACCAGTCGGGCCAGTCGGGCCAGCCGGGCCTTGTGGGCCAGCGACGGTTGAAGCAGCACCTGTCGGCCCAGCCGGGCCAGCCGGGCCTTGTGGCCCCGCGACCGTTGAAGCGGCACCTGTGTCACCTCTTGGAATAGTAAAACTTAGCGTACTGCCGCTTAACGTTACGGCGGCATTTGATCCAGGCGCACCTGTGGTTACAGACGCTATCGTTGGATTAACACCAGTTGACATAGTGGACTGATGTACCAGCTCGATGTTGTCTGTTGCCGCTGGTGGAGCCGTGCTGAACGTAAGCGTCGTACCGCTAATCGAGTAGGTGTTTTTCTGCTGATAGACGCCTGAGATATAGACGCTGGTATTGTTTTCAGTCGATGGCGTAGATGACATCGTAAAAGCGGTTTGGCTGCCGGTTCCGCTAAAGCGGTCAACGGTTTGAGTTCCTGCAAACGTCGATGCCGTATTGGCGCTGGTGGCTGCGGATGTCGCGCTTGCAGAAGCAGCCGTTTGGCTGGAAGCAGCAGCGGTTGCGCTTGACGCTGCGGCTGTTTCACTAGCAGCTGCGGCAGTTGCTGAAGCGGCGGCTAATGCGCTTTGACTGTCTGCATAGACCTTCGTCGCGGCGTCTTGATCCGCCGTTGGGTTCGCGACGTTTGTGATACGTTTACTGGTCGCGTCCCACTGGTTGTTCGCGTCATTGACGTTCAGCACCAGTTCCTTCACGTCATTAGCTTCTTGCGCTAGGTAGAACGCTTGGAGACTGTCGGTGTCCAACACGCTTTCTGACAGGATCGATCCGGTCTGGTAGTCAACTAATCGAGTGGCTGGAGAGGACTCTCGCGTGATGATTACGTCTGAGCCAGCTGCTGGCGTTGAGGTGATCTGAATCCGCGTGTCAGTAAGGAAGGTAAAAGCTGTCGTTGCGGCACCATCGACCTTAACGATCACATGGGACTTTGAAATGTATGGGAAGGTAACATCGAACTGGTTTGTCGAACCGTCCAGATTAAGGTGAGCGATCCGAGCATTTGCCATATTTTACCTCATTTTCCTTTTTGAGTTAGTCTCCGAAGTCCACAACGCGATCCCCAACTTGCTTGAGGATTTGGAACGGCAATAGTTTTGATCCGTGTTTCGCTATTGCGTCAGCGTTGCCATAAGCGACACCACCAGCGAGACCACTGATGTCCATGAGCGTGTTCGCTGATGGGCCAAAGAGTATGCCCCAAGTGTTATTTTGATTTGCGTATCGCGACGGCGCGGACTTTAGTCCAAACGCTACGTTCGCTACGTTGAACGCAATTGATGATGGAACCGTCAGGTACATCAAGTATCCTGAGCGATCCAAAGTATCGTATGCCCATTCGGCAGCGTTACGCTCTTTGATCTCACCGGTTCGTAGCAAGTCCTTTGCACCAACCACGACTGTTCCAAGCATAGCTGCGAGACCCATGGACAAGATTGCTGTCATGTCGCCATAGCTAATTCCGCGTTGCAGAGCGGGAACAATGAAGCGATTGAGAATAACAAATCCATAAGTCTGGAATTGCATCATTGTCTTGGCGAAACCCTTGGACATGAACAAGGGTGTCTCACCAACGCCAGGCGTCATTACGGCTCGATTTGAGACGCGACGCATAGCAAACTCAACATCGGTATAGGCTTTCTGACCTATGTCACCTTCGTCAAGCCAACGGCTCATTTCGATCTCAAAGACGCCATCCTCCTTTATCGGTGGATGCTTCTGCATCATTTGACTGATACGACGTGCTTGTTCTGTCCCAATTCCGATGCTGGCAAGGTTAGAAATTTCCAATTTTGCCTTCTTATTGTCGGCAGAAGCCTTCGCAAATAGGCTGTCGTACTGCTTCATCAAGCCAACTAAGTTGTGCTGCATCTCCATTACCGCCATTGCTTTAAGGCGAGTGTTCCACCAGATCATTCCTGAAAGGACGCTGGCGGTATCCGTCATTCCCTGCATCGCTCTGTCGATGCCTGAAGTAACGTTGTGTTTCATACTTCCTCTGTCACCAATTCCGGCCATTGTTCTGATGTCTTCGACGTCAGCAATCTTTAAAGTCCGGTGGTTATGTAGGACACGCTCAGACTCAACAGCGATCCTGCGAACCTCATCACTACTCGCCCCCTTCATTGCTCGTTTCATTGCTCTATAATTTTTCATTGAGAGCGCGTGGAAACCAGCGGTTAAGGCGACGGACGCCGGATCGGTCAGGCTTGAGACGAGGAAACCCGTGCCGTATTTAATAAAGTTGGCCGCTCGCAGCTTTTGGAGCGACCAATGAAAGAAGTCATCAGGATCTTCAGGAAGACCGTGTAGACCTAGCTGTCTGTCCCAAAGACCTTTGATGTCTTTAATACGACCATCCCTCTCTTTTTCCAGTCGCTTTATATATTTCGCAGGATTCTTGAGATCTTTGCGGTTCCTGGCTTGATCGATAAGACTTTGATAATCGGCCTTAACGTCTGGAATAATGTCGTCTACGTTTTCCGTTCCGAAGACTTTTCGCAAAGCTAAACGTGCAGCTATATCTTCGTGTGCAGAGTGCATGACGCCGTACAAATCGTTACGCAGCAGACCAAGCCGGACAGCTTCACGGCGTTCTGCTTTGGTCAGATGGATCTGCCGGTCTTTGGTTCGATTAGACGCAAACGCTTCTGACTCAAGAACACCACGCGGAATTTTGTTTTGATTTCCAAGTTTGTCGACAAGGTCTTCGACATACATATGGACTGGCAACTTACGACCGGCAGTCTTCTTCTGCATCGGTAGGTCTTTGTACGCAGCCATAACTTCTTTTCGGAAAACTTTACCGGCCTCTACGTCATAGACTTTACCGTCGACCGTGACATCTTCTTTGCCGAGCTTTAGGTAGTCCTCACGTTTCATGCCATAGGTTGCGTCAAGCCAACTGTCGTCTGGCGTTGAGCCTCGTCTTGACAATCCAAAGTCTCTTCTGAGAACACGTTCAGCTTTCTTTTTATCTTTCTTCGCAGCGTTAAAGGCTTTGTTAGCTTCCTTTTTCGCATCCCTGAGAGCGGCTGTTCCGTTGACTACAGCGCGTTTGGCTTCGGTCGCCTCTTCGACTGCTTTTGAAACACGATCAATCTTTGGGTCCAGTCGTTCGAGACGGCTTTCTAACTTCGACAGCTGCCGAGCAATCTGTGCCTGACGGTCCTTTAAGCGAATTAGATCATCACTTCTAATCGGACGGGTTGCCGCTTGAGCGACTGTTGCGTCTAGGGCGTCGTCAGGAATTGCAGCGATTGCTTCATTTGCTGCGCTGCGTTTTCTTCCGGCTGCTTTAATGGCTCTAGTGTTAAAGTTAGGTGGCTCAGCCTCAAAGCGCGCAACGTTGATTGGACGAGATTTTGTCCTGGCAGATTCTACAGCTTCATTGAACTCACCCAGTGCCTCTTCTTTTACAGCACCTCTGTCTTTGCTTAACTCCCTAGTGGCGCTTCCAGTGTCGTGAAACTGAGCCATCCGAGCTTTTAGATCTGCTTCTTGTTGACGGATCTCAACGTCATTAGCCTGCCGTTCAAGCGTCAGCTTTTGGCGTTCAGCAACAGCTCGATCTCTTTCCAACACACGATGCTCAAGTATCTTCTTAGCTTCTTCGACTGTTGAATGACGGTACTCCGTTTCGTTCCGTCTGAGGTCTCGGCTGCTCCATACAGCTTCTTTACGAGATGCTTCCAAACTGGCCTCTGCAACCTTGAGATCCATCTCAGCTTGCAGGACTGCGCGGTCGTAGGTGTTACCGGACCAGTCTTCGAGGATCTCGCGTTTGGCTGTTATGCCTTGATCAACTGACAAAACTTCATCACCAACTTTGACCTCTTCGCGTCCAAGCATCGCGTACTGGTCTTCGGTGATTCCAAACTCGTCCATCAGATAACCGTTTGGATATTTATCCGTAGGTGTATTTGTCGGCTTGTCGAGAAACTTTGACATAAAGAAATTTACTGCGGCCTCACGGTTTCCACCGCGCATTGACCGAGGGTTCCACAACTGAGCCAGGCCGTAGTCATCACCCATTCGCTGCTTGTCAGTGATCATTCCTGCCTCAACCATCATGTTTTCCATACGATGGTTGACCTGATGGATATCACCCGCCTGCTTGCGAGCGGCCTTCAAAATAATGTCTGCGCCCTTGTCGCCAAAACGATCTGTCAGATTTTTAATTGTATTCTCATCGAGGTCTTCGAATAAGATTTTGTAAGTGACATCTTGGAACTCAAAGTCCTCGAAGTGACTACCGGTCTGCGGCCCGCCGGACTCACGTCCCCGGACAACGTCCGCTTGATCAGTGAAGAAACGACCTGCTTGACGCATTGAGGAACCGGTCGCACGTACAGTCCTGTTTTGGGTTTGACCAAGGGTTTCTGCAAGTTTCTCTTGGATTTCGTTGAAAGCAGCTGCCGCGTTTTCAAAGGTTTGATTAAAGTCATTCATAAAGAACGGTTTATAGTCATCGACTGACAACACCACTTTACCGACCTCATCTGTGTCGAGGCGTATTCCACCGCCATCAACAAGTTTCTGACCGATTTCGCGTGCTTTGTTGGATTGCGCGTAAAGCATCCGACCGACCGGGAGTGCTTTGGCGAGCGTTCGAAGTGGTAAGTCGACAACACCGGCTTTCACAACTTTTCCGGTTTTAATCGTTGCAGCACCGACACTGCTGTCGCGTACAACCTCGACCCCTTTTGCAGTCCGTTTGAAAATAAGACTGTCGCTGATGGCATCACCGATCTTCGCGAAGCCCATTCCGATGTTATTGTTTCTATGAAACGGGTTTTCAGGATGATTTATATTTAACTTGGACGCTGGGTTTAACGCGCTGGCAAAGAGACCAAAGCCGCCGCCAATCGGCGCAGAGATGCCGATGTTCATAAAGGACTCTTCGTTTGTCCGAAGGTCTTGCTGCATGTGCAAAACGGCTTCTTGTGCAGCTGTCAGTGTACTACCGGCAAACGCCATCTTTCCGACTTTTGCGAGGGTGTTACCTTTTGAGACCCAACCGCCTATTGGCATGAGCGTGGCGATGTCTATCAGCGATAGACCCATACCCAACGCCATACCCCAGCCGCTGCCGTTTGCTATACGCTCCCGACGCTTTTGTTCGTCGAGCAGACGCTCACGGCGGTCCAGAAATTGCTGCTCGCTAATGACGTCATTGAACATGCCCTGTCGGATATACGGACTAATGTCGTCAAATTGGTCTCGATTATTGCTCCAAAGGCGGATCGGATTGAAGTTTTTGTCGTACTCGTAGAACCCAGTGCGTGTGTCTTTGGAAAGACCATAAGTAATCGCGCTGCCTATTATGGTTTCTTGACTCCAGATCAGGCCAGCAGTCTCGAACGCACCGGCATCTTCGGGCCTTGCGATATCAATATGTCCGTTTACCGCATTTTGAAAATTTCGGATTTGCTCTCGTCGTTCTGCGCCCGCGACGTCCAGTTCAATGATCTCTGTCATTATGAAGCGACCACAAGTTCATTCAAACGCGCCAGCTCCTGTTCCGACATTTCTGGAATTGAGTTCAGCTTTTTCATGCTTTTAATGTCAGGTACAGGGAACCATGAGAGCTTGACTGTGTCTGCCTGATTTCCTCCAAGAACGAGGACATGCTGCACCTTTTTGCCGAGCTTTTTGGAATGACGCATCTGCGTTCGACCAGCATAAAACGCGACATGACCACCTTTTTTGTCACTGTTTAGGTTCCAGTCAAAGATAACGAGTGAACCTATCGGTAACTCTTTTGGTACAGCTGTTGCCACGGGTTGAGCGCCGTTGCTGGATTGTGCGTTACGATCCATCGGTATGTCTGTGCCGACGGACTGGTACGCTAGAGCGCGAGTGGCGTCGTTTTTGTTCTTGAAACCAATCTTTTTGGCAGTACGAACTAGCCAAGAATCTGACTCTAATTGACCAATGGACGGTGCGTTCTCTGGCAGATTACCTGTAGCTGAAAGCACAGCACTGATGAAAGTCGCGCACCATGCAAAAGAAGTCTTCGGGTTCGCTTCGCTATCAAGGTTGATATTTTTCCAGTCCATAGACGGCAAAAGCTGTTCGAAGAGAGCCTTAAGCGTGTCTGAGCCTTCCTTGGTGCTTTCTTTCGTTCCCATGAGTTTTTCAACGATGTAAGCCATCGGATTGCGTTTGGTAGCAGCTGACTGAGCAACCTGTTCAAGCGGTTCGACACTTCCACCTTCTTCGAGGTTCATTTGCTGGTAATCAGCGATGCGTTTGATTTGACGATTTTTACGTTCCGTAACCTCTGGTGGATCACGACGAGGTGGTAATGGTACACCTTCGTTGACTTCATTTTGCTGGATCGAATCTTCACGACGAGGCGGCAGAGGCGGCTGACGATCACGACCGTTCTCAATCAGGTCGTCAGATGATGTCATTGTGGCGGCTTCAGCACGGCTAAATCCTAACAGACTGCCAAGTGACCATTCGGTCTCTTCTGCATCGTCAGGAGACATGCCAGAAAACATATCCGCTTCTTCCGCTCTTCGGTTCGCGATGCCGGGTATTTTGTGAAAATTGGATCTTTCGCGTATTTCTTCGATAACGGCGTCTGCGTCTCCAGCTTTGACATGTTTTGTCAGATTTGGACCGATTAACTTAGGGTGGTTATACGCTAGTGAAACCAGCGCAAGACGTTGGTATCCCTTCAGATCGACGTCGGCAAAAGTGTTTGAGATAAGTGTTTCCGCTGCACCTGCCGCAGCTTCAAAAAGGATACGTCCTTCGCGCTTAGTCAGAGTGGTTTTACCATCTCTAAGTGCATCATAGTCTTTGTCGGTCTTACCCAGAGCTTTCTTATAAACGTCCCGGTTTGTCGGTTCCTCAAGGTTAAAGCCATAGCCCACTGTTCGCAGCAACCGGGAATCTTTGTATGTCTTCTTACGCCAACCTTCGTGTGACGTGATGAACTCGAAACGCCTTTGGAAATAAGCGTCTTTGCCACCGGGCTTATCAAGTGCGCTCGGATCTTTGTTTGTGACACGCTGCATTATGCCAAGCATCCAGTCGCCAAAAGATACATCAGGATCTTCCTTATCGCTCATGTTGAAATTTGTGACGTTTTCGGTCGGCGATAGAAAACCGCCGTCCTTCATTTTTTGACGAATGGCATTATGAACTTCTCTGTTGTACTCGGCGGGGTCCATAATGGTTTCGAGATGCTCAAGGCTCAGTGGTTCGTTTGAAAAGAGGTCAAACAGACTCATTAGTTTAATCCCTCGTCGTTAAGTCTTCGCATTTGTTCTAATCGACGCTGTTCACGTTGGTTTGCGTCTTCAAGACGTTGTTCTGCTGTCGCTGCTGCGAGTGGACGTTCAACTGGTTGCGCAACACCAGAGACTGGCGGTGAGACAAGTGGTCCTGGGTTTAGCGCCTGTTGTATGAGATCCTCATCGCTAGGAGATAACTGGCGGAAATGAGGCATGATCGACATGCTGTATCCGAGAAGTTCTCCACCTCGTACAAAAGGGTGCAAAGTGATTGATTTGTGCAGAAAACGGGATGCGAGTTCTTTGTCTGCGGCTTCTTCTCCAGTGAACTTTACGTCGACGTTTTTGAAGCCTGGACTGAAGAGGTTAAATTGATCAGCAAGTTGGTAACGTTCACCGTCTTCGTCGTAGACGTTTTGCGTCTGAAACGGTACGCCTATCGGAAGTATGTACGGGCCGCTCGTATTGCGGTCCATAATTAACCGCGCAGGTCCAGCTATGGTGTCGCTTGGTATCGTGTATAAATCTGGAATTTCGCCATCGGTTCTAAGACCGGTGATGCCGGTACTTGTGATTTCATCAACGGCGCGCCGGGTGTTTGCAATCGTGTTTTCAACCTTGCCTAAAGGATTAACGACGTGCAGACCCCACCGTACCTTACGGCGGTTCGCTTCATCGGGGATCGATGGGTCAAATGGTGTGGCATCAGCAAACTCTGGGTTATCGTCGATGCCTGGAACCGTAATCTTTCTTAGATATTTTGCGACCTCTTCTCTGAGATCTTTAATGCCAAGCTCGCGGTTTTGCACCAGGTGCGTCGCGTAAACGACCCTGGCAATGGCGGGTACAGCAGCTTTGACTGCCGGTGAAAGTACAGGATCCTTGCTAAGCCGATAATTATTGTTGAGGACAAGCTCGCCCATCGTTTTACTATATTCGCCGTCCCCGTAGAAGTTTTTGTTCAGCCAAGCATTTATGTCGTCTTTACTTTTAACATCACTATCTTCGGCTTTAACTAACCGCTCTAAGCTAAAATCTTTCACTGCGGCTTGAAAGTCGTCACTAGAAAATAGATCGATTTTTTCTTGTAACTGCGCGCCGGGTATTGAATACGCCTCGTATTTAAGAAGAGTTAAAGGGTCTTTCTTAAAGTGTTTGGCAGCGTACCATTCTCCTTTTTCGTCAACTATAGCAAGAATTTTTATTGCTCGCTTAATCTGGTTTACATCTTTAGAGTTAATGCCTTGGTACATCGTATTTGTAAATTCTTCTGCAATCCATCCTCCATTACCCAGATAGAGATTACGACCGGCTTGACCATATTTTGCAGCATCATCGTCATTTCCCAATGGGTCCAGACTACTCGTCTCCTGATTCCACGCGTTGTTCCTTTGCTCTGGTGTCATCCAGGAAGGAAGCCTGCTGGATGGTACGTTTCTTCTAGCTATTTCCTGCGCACGTTTTTCAAAGTCCTCGTTCGCGCCCATACCCTCCAGTGACGCATCAGTCTGCGGAAGGAGTGGTGGTCCAGCGCCAAACATCGCTCTTCGCATTATGTTGGCGTTAGTCTGTTTAATGCCTAGATCAGTGAATATTTCAGTAATTTTAGCGCTAAGTTTTTTTACGTTTTTACCACCTACGCCGGACGTGTTGTTAAGCAGGCCAATATCAAGCCCAGCGTTAATGAGTGCCTGATATTTAGCGTTAAACTCAGCTATCGTTTCGCTCGGCATTGCCCCGATGCTGGCTACTTTCGCATCCACCGCTGCTACTGCTCTCGCGCCTTCGTGAGTAATATGCTGGTCTGACCGTTGTTTTAAGACGGCTGCGTGTTTCTGGTATTCATTTGGAAACCGTTCACGGAAACTCTGACCAAGCTCACCGTCGTCATTTATTTCTGGAGGCTCGTTCATCAGTTGTATAGCGCGATGAGCTAAAGCAGGTTTTTTATACGCGGTATCGAGCATCTTGCCGACTACATGAGACTGAACTTGACCGACCGATAAATTAGGAAACGCCTTTGCAATTATAGCATTCGCTTCGGCCATCTCTTTAAGGCCAAAAGTAGGAGTATCAAATAACCGAGCAACGTTGCGATTTGCCGTCGTTTGTAGTCGTTCTCTTGATTGTGCTGTGAGTTGTTTTTGAGTGTCGAAACTCCACTGCTCAATGTTATTCGCCCACGTCGTTTGAGCGTAAAGATCGTGGTGCGGGTTCCCGGTGCCTTCGCCAAAATTGGCAGTCCACCATTTGTCTTTTTCAGCTTCAGCTTGCTCTAACGGAATTTGGTTTTCGTCAAGATAACTTTGAAACTGAAGGAAAGCGGCGGTGCCTGTCTGCCGTCCAACTGCTTTCGAGAACTCTTCACTAAACGAGCGTCTTCCGGTAATTGATTCGCCTTTGTAGTCAAACCGGTCTGGGTTGAGCGCCACGAGTTCAGTCGGTGATTTATCTTTGTTGGCAGGATCGTTAACAACACGCTGACCAGCGACTTCTCCGGCTAGTGCTGCAAACTTATTGATGTCCTTTTCGCGCTGAATTTCGATCCTGTTCTGGGTGTCCACAATCGACTGAGCGGACTCATTAAGAGACCCAAAGAACTTTTGGAACGCGCCGGTCATATCACCAGCCATCGGGTTTAGACCGCGCATAGATGACTGAAAGTCAGGAACAGCTTGTTGTGATACCCCGGCGGCTGTTACGCGACCTTGAGTAAAACGCGGCATTGCGCTGCTAAAACGCCTAAATTGATCTTTCATTTTTCGACCCCTTACGCCTTTAACGCTTTAATCGTTTCTTGGTGCCTGTAGGCGCTCGTACCGGCACTGGCGACTGACGTTCCGATTTGCAGCATTGCTGAGTTGCGGTTTGCATTTGTCTGCATCAAGACGTTCTGTGTCTGATTTTTGGCAGCATTAACGGAGTTCAAATAGTTCTGCTGTGCAGCTCCTTTGTTGGACTCGATAGACGCGATCTGCTTGTCAGTGTTCTCGTCGAGACGCTGTAGATCGGAAGAGTGATCGTAGTAGGCTGCGCCGTATATGTTTCCGAGAGCGCTATCCGACAGAGCGCCATTATCGGCGACTGTTAGTACCGCAAGATCGTTACGTGCTTGGGAGATCAGGTCAGATGCGTCTTCAATTTCTTTTTGCTGCGCTTCACTAATTTGTCGGTTAGCTTCAGCGTACTCCGCAAGAACACGTTCGTTGGCTGCTCGATAGGCTTCTTGTGCCTGTGCGTTTGCTATCTTTTCTTGCTGCGCGGCTTGGCTGCTTGCCATCGCGAAATTTGCTGCCGACGATGCGATTGCCAAGCCGATGCTTGCAATGGGTCCACACATTTTATTCAGCCCTCGACAATTCGTTGAAGAAACCAACGAAATCGATAGACGTGATCGTCATTGGTTTCTCCGTGCTGTTTTTGATTTCAATTACAGCTGTCGCTGCGTCTGTTTGAACTGGGATTTTGAACGTACCCACACCAGAGATCGCTGTTGTACCAACCAGGTTTTCACCGGCTCCAATGATGCGACCGCTGAAGTTGAAGGACATTGGATCTCGGAAGCGTGGCGTCACGTTCACGTTGAAGTTACCGGTGTTCTGGTAGTTCACTTGAATCCGGCGAAGCTGGTAGCGACCTGTCGTAATCGTTTCGGCCTGGTTCGCAGCTTCTCGCACATAAATCTTTGACAACTGAACCGTTTGATCAAACGGAACTCCAATGATCGACGCACCGGCACTGTAGTCACCTGTTGCTGTGATCGTCGTGGTCGTTGGATAACTGACCGTTAGACGCTCGCCTTGTTGACCAACAGCAAAGTCGGTCGACAGAACAACAGTTGCCGCTGACCCATGAGGATACGGAGTGGTCCACGTGGTTAAGTTGGTGCCAGCGTTGTAGCTGCCGGTGACGTTTGTCTGCTGGTCGAGAGCGACTTGATACGGGTGTTTTTCATCAGACGTTTCGTATCGCAGGACTGAACGTTCCAAGAAGGTCTTCGATCCACGGGTGATCAGCATGTAGAGATCACCTTCGATCACTTCGATCCAATGGACGTGAGTTGTCGCTCCACCGTAGTCCCAGCAATGCCAGGCACTCTGAGCCTTTTTGTCACCGTCGATGTACATCCGGTACAGATAGATCCGGCTGCGATCTTTGTTACTAATGAGAAACAGCATGTCGGACGATGGATCGCCGGTCATTTTGACAACTGGTGCGGGTACATATCCGAGAGCGTGTAGCGTGATGTCCGCTGCCTTATTCGACAACGTGTCGTCGGAGTATTGATACTCATAAACGACAGCGTCTCTTCCAGACTTTGCTGCAAAATAAAGCGTATTGCCGAGGTTGAACGGCTGGCAATTAGGTTCCGCTAGATACGTCGTTGTCAGATCGATGGATGCCTTAGACGGCGTTAGGACTTCCTCACCGCTAACTTCAAATTGGTTCTTATCGCTGGAGACGAAGAGAGCTTTGCGGAAAGCGTGTGCGTTAGTCAGTTTGTTTACCGAGGTGCTGCTGGCAGTCACACTGAAACTATCGCTGTCCAGCGCCTCTGTGCTGAAGTCCGACCAGAACGTGAAGTAGTTTGACGACTGAGAGAACGTTACGTGTTCGCCCGACACAAAGGCCAAGCGATTACGATGGAACACAATTTCATTGATTGGAAACCCGATGAAATCAGGCTCCGGTGACGTAACGGCATCGCCTGCAATACGAGAAACATATGACCCTTCTTCAAACACAAAGGTTCCATTCGCCTGACGAGTGAGCCAATGCGGCATCGTGCTGGCGGCAAATGCGTTGTTAGCGCCGGGGTCCGCTGCTTCCGTCCATGTGTTCGTCGATGTTGAAAACACTGACCAGTAGCCGGACGCATTGCCGTCAATAGTAGCGCCAACGTTAACGAGATAACCATCAGGAGCAGACGCGGGCAGGTGGGTCCGCTTGGGAACTGTCTGCCGGATCGCAAGGGGTCCATAGGTATCGTCAGATCCGGTCTGTGTCAGTGTGAACGCCGTCGACTTCGATAGAACCAAAGTCAGGTCATCTCGCGTCATCGTCACGCCCGTTGGTAACGAGATGTTCGCGACGATGTTATCGGCTATTTCGGTGGCGGACTTGGCAGCGCCGCTGTAGGTCCAGACGCTCGAACCATCGATACTGATCGAATAAGCCGTAGCGCTGTTTGTCGTCCGGCAGTTAATCAAACCGCGCGCAGGACTTTCACTATACGTGCTGGCTGTCATAGCAGGGACCACAGCGTTTGACGCTATGATCGTGCGGTCTGCAATCGTCGCGGCGCTAAAGGTTACGCTGGGGTCTGTCGTATTTAAATAGGTCTTGCCATCGGGGAACGTGCAGGTCTTTTCGACACCATCGGTATCGTAGATCTTTAGATCACCATTTTTAACAACAATGATGTATTTCTCGGCGGTATCGCGAGCATAGCTGTAGACCCACGGCTTATCGGCAGCACTTGTGACGAACGTGTTTTCCGCTACGTGACGGCTTGCTGGTCTCGTTTCGAAACCACCGGTTACGACAGACATTAAAACGTTTGTTGCTTCTTCAACCTGTCCGGCTAGTCGAACGGAATCTGGTTGTCTCGATACCCCTTGATATAGTGTTTTAATCGATTGCTCGACGAGTCTACCCATTAGAAGCCTATCATCCGGTGATTGCGATTGGTCGTGTACCAGCAGTGTTCATTGTCGGTCAGGATGTTGGTGTCTTCGTTTTCAGTCTCAGCATCCATCAGCGCAGCGTATGCCTCCATTTCGCCTCGGACAGTGAACCCGTCGAGCGTGGTGGACTGCATCTGCGCTTCCTGGAACTTTCGAGCTGCGCGGTACGCAATGTAATTCGACAACTCAAGCGTTAGATCTTCGTAGTCCAGCAACAAAACGATGTCGCAATAGAGATCATTTGTGAAAACGTAAGATTGTTTTTTGACGTCGTAGAGCATCGATTTGTTATCGAAAGTTCTCGGCGTCACATTGATGCTTTTCGAATTATCTGTTGTGTCTATCCGCAGATAGCTGGGTGGAACGACAATGTTGCTGTTGCTGTCCGGCGTGAGCTTCAAGCTCTTTTCAGTGTTCTGGTGCCAGCCTTTGGCTTGGACGGTTTTGTTGATCTCGTTGAGCTTCGTCTCAGCTGCTTCGGCATCAGGAAGGCCAGAGTCCAGGCTAGATACTGGTGTCTCACCGATGCTATCGAGAATGATATTTACGGCTTCGAGCTTGGATAGACCCATCTGAACTCCTTATAAAAAAACAGAGGCCAACCGAATGAACGGCTGGCCTCTGCGTTGGTTGATTGTTATGCGGACTTCAGCACAACAGCCATTTCTGGACGAAGAACGCCGTGGCCCACGAACATTTTCGAGACCATGAAATCTTCAAGTCGCCGGACGTCGCGCTCAGTTTCGAGCGAGATATCAAGCATTTTCACGGTAGCGACCGCTTGCGGACACCACATGACCACAGCGGTATTGCTGTAGTTAGCGCGGTACTTCGAGAACACCGTCGCTGTAGACGTCTCGTTAGTCGTCGGAATGTTCCGGCTCTTCACGATAGTCACACCGTCGATATTCATCGTTTCAGAACGAGCGTCGACACCACCAGCACCGCCGTGACCGAAGTCGCGGTTCAGTACGAGGTAGTTGTTCGAGCTGTCTTTCGCATATTTGATTGCATCAAAGACCTCGACGCTGACTGCTGCATAGCGCGGCATGTCTTCTGGAACGTCTTTGTTGAACAACCCAATGTTTGCGGTGCGGATAGCTTCGATGTACTCGATGCCACTATAGACGCCGCCAGAGGCCGCAAGGCCGGTGTCGGTCGTTACAGTGCCGCCGGGGAACGGCGAAGCAGCCGCTGTGTTAGCCGCAAGGATAAGCTGACGGAACACGTTTTGATCGAACACTTTGGCAAGTGCACGACCCATTTCTTTCGTGATTACGGAACGCATATCGAAGTGAGAGAGAATGCGATCAAGGTCCGCGATTGCGTAATGCGAGACCAGGATATCATCCACTGTGATGACCTGTTCCGATGTCGAAAGGTCATTCCCAAGCAGTTCAGTGCCGGGAACATGATACTCCGCAGCGGCCTTCCAGGTTTTCGGGAAGCGATAACTTTTCGCACCGCCGGGAACGGCTTTAACGAAGTGTTTGTCCAAAGTTACGGTAGCGGAATCAAACGCGGTCAAGATTTCTCCACCGGCAATCGAGAGGAACAGCTCACGATTATCGACTGGGGACGATGCGCCTTTACCAAACCGTACTGGACTTGAAGCGTCACCTAACGCCATAAGTTTTCTCCAATTTCAGGTTTAATTTTCAATGCGCCGTTTGATCTCACTCAGATTATCGGACTTATCCGGGTCTTTGCTTGGTTTCAGCGGCAGAAGCCTTGTCGAAAAAAACAGAGACGGCTGATTGAACAACCGTCTCTGCAAGTTACTAACCGCAGGGAGGAAAACGGTTAGGGGAAACTAAACGTCATCGAGATCCCAAGTCGCTGCTTGCATTTTCTGCATGACCTGCTGACGGAATGCCGGTGAATCTTGATATTCCTGACGCGCCATATCGGCCTTCATCTCGTTCTTTGAACGATACCCAAATGAAGACCCACGAACCGGCTCGCCTTTGAGAAACTGTGGTTCTGTCTCGACCAACGTCGGTCCCATCCGCGCCTTCATGGCGTCCATGGCGAGCTTCCAATCGGGACCGTCGAGCATATTGTTGAGACCGTTGACTTCAGTCTCGGTCATATTTTCCAAAGCCCAAGCAGACATCTTCTGCCAGTTCTCTTCGCCACCCGCGTACTCATACGCACTGGCTCGTTCGGCCTGCATACGGAACGTCAGGTTTTCGACATACGTCCGAGCTAAACCTTCCGGCACACCGACCTTCGCAAGCGCTGCATAGTCGTCTTCACTTAGATCACCGTTGGATCTAATTTTCTCTTGAAGTGCGGTTTCATCCAATCCGGCTGCGTTGACGATGCTGTTGACCTGTTCGGCTTCAGGCTGCTCGATTTGCGGTTGCTTGAGTTCCGGTTGATCTTCGTTTTCCGCTTCAGGTTTACGACGACCTGATGCGTTATATTCAAGTTCTCGCGCATGGGATTCCCAGTCGTAAAGTCCTGTTTCAGCGTTGTAAAACTTTTCCTGACCGCCTTTTGGCAGTCCTGCGACTTGCGGACTTTCGTCTTCTTCTGGGTCCACTGGATTGTTGAAACGATCAGCCATCTGCTGATTGTATTCATCGCTGCCTGGGATGATTTCCTGTTCGGCTTCAAGAGCCATAAATGTTTATCCTTCGGTTGGTTGTTGTTGAGCCGCCGCCATCATTTGTTGTGCGGCCTGAGTTGCCATTTCCTGACCACCAGCAGCCATCGCTTGACCACCAGCTTGCATCATTTGCTGCTGTTGCTGCTGCTCTTGCATTTCTTGTTCAGTGCGGACAGCGTCAGGCAAGTTCAATCCGTAGAACGCTTTGCCGAGCAGCTCGTTCCACTTGACGTAGCCGAGAACTTCCGGCGGCATTCCTTGCAGGAACTGGAGCGCGGCCTGCACTCGGCTGACATCAGCCTCACGACCTAACGCTTCGAGACCTGTCAGAATGGTTGGCTCGACCATGCCGTCGGGCCACTGAGGCAGCTGCTCGTTCTCACGCATTTGAACAACTAAACGACTGAGACGTTGGAACTGCATGGTCTGGTTCAGCTGCGAATAGACACCGCCCAAAGCACCTTCGAGTTCCTCTTGATTGCGTTGGATCTCGTAGGCGGTCGTGCGTTCGGAGTCTCGGATACCAGCGGAGCCTAATAGAAACGCTAGACCTAGCTCGCGGGACTGCCGGTCAAGTTCTTGTGCCGTCAGCTGGAGACCACCTTGGTTCTGGTATTGAAGCATAGCGATGTCTTCAGGATTACCGACGATGATGTCACCGTTGTTGGCACGGGCCAGCCGTCGCCGAAGGTTTAGACCACCAGCAGCATTTGGCCGGATCATCGTGACGTTTCGAGACGCCATTGCCGCACCGTCCAGCATAGCCTTTGACAGTGAATCGACGGCACGGAAGTCAGGCAGATGCTCTTCGACCTTTCCGCGCCCATAGTCCTCGCCGATGACGTTGGTCCAAGTCAGAGCGTTGTACGGTAGGCGGTCATAAGTGCCATCAGAACCAGGAACTTTCTTTTGGTTTACCTCCTGGTATCCGCTGTAAGTTCCGTCTTGCTCACGTTGAATGTGTGTCAGTATTTGAACACGATCACCGCTGTAGTCTTCAGCCGACACCATCGGCTTAATGTTGTCCGGCAGGCTCTCAGGAGCCATATGCTCTTCAGTGATGATCTCTCGAACTTGGCCTTGCATATCGCGGCTGACGACGTACTGATCCAGACGGAAGACACGCATGGTGTTGTCCGGCTGCATAACCTCAAGCGCATTGCCGGTTACGATTAGGTACTGAAGCACCAAGTTAGTGACTGGTCGCCACTCTTTTCGTTCAATCTCTGATTGGATCAGTTTTTCCGAAAGTATCAGACCTTGCTCGACGTCGGTCTCGATATCCATCGATCCTTGTTGGATACGAACTTCTGGCGGTATGTCTAACCGAAACGATGGTTTGCCTGGTGGGTACATTGCCACCATCAACCTTGACGCCAAACTGACGACAGCCCGTGCGCCGAGACCTTGAAACGGCTCAGGTAAAAGGGTGGCGTCGGAATGGCCTTCGGGTGGCATGAGCGACGGGATCGTTAGTTCAGCACATTCGCGAGCGCGGCGAAGGAACGGATCGCGCTTTCTGCGAAGGGCTTCGTAGCGAGCCGAGCAGCTTTCGTAGTTTGCCATTAGCGGTTTGTATTCACACCGCTTCCGCCTCTACCTGACGTCAGAGGGATCTGCAATGTTGAACGGACAGGCGTAGAATTTTCACGACGTTTCTTCGACATGTTGTAAGCATCAGCCTTTGGTAGATTTGCTGCTGAAGCTGCCGGTGGCGTGAGGA